ATTGCGATGTTGTTTGGTCAGTTTCATATGGAAGAAGCCCAATATGGAGCTAAATTGTTAAAATTGATGAAGAAAAAAGGTTGGCTAGTTCCACCACCTCTTCATGCAAATACAGAAATTGAAGGGTAGGAATATATAAAAAGGAATTACCAAAACTAGGTAATTCCTTTTTATATATTAATTTAACCTAGATAACATTAAATCATTGATAATACTAAATTCAGAAGAGCTTTCTTATTGGGCATTTGCATCGCTTGTTGAGCGAGTTGTTGGTTCACTTTCACTTGCTGGAAAAAGACTTTTGCGTTGTATATATAGCGATAAAAAATAAACCTCAGATCACATTGAAAAAAGCCATACAAACATCTGTATGAAAAAATATAAAGGATGGAATTCTAAAGGTAAACATAACCGAAGGGAAGGTATCACCATGAAAAAGTTTATTGCTTTATTTGTGTCCACCGTAATGCTAACTGTCTTTGCTATTCAGGTCCCACATGTTTCGGCGGAAATTACTGGTCAAGTTGTTCAAGTTAATGACAACAATAAAAATACGGGCCGCGGTATGGTGAACAACATCCGTCGGACTGCCACGGGTACCAAAGATAACGATTACGACTGGGGATGGATTGGATTGGCCGGTCTGCTTGGACTCTTAGGTCTGCGCCGTCGCGATAACCGAGAGTGATAAATAAAATCGTGTCCAAAAGGAGCTTAATCTAGATCCAACTGGTTAAAAGATGATAAAAACTCTTCACAACTCAGGAATTTATCACCCTGAGTTTTTATTGTTATATGAAAAAGCTGGACAGAGGGATCCATCCAGCTTTCTTTATTTACCACGGCAATTTTTCGCCACGCTTCAAGACAAGAACGCCGGCACCTTCACTGTTCATAACTTCCTGGACCTTCTCTGCCACCTTTTCCGGATAAGCGCTGCTGAAAAAGTCCTTGGTTTCGCCTAGTTTATAAAGATCATACATTGGCTTTTGTGGCTCTTGTGGTTGCTGGTTGCCCGGCGGAACATAGGGGACACCGAACGCTTCACAAATACCCTTGGCTAGTTCTTCTGCACATTCTTGGCGATATGCCTCGCTTCTCAAGAGTTTAGCCTCTTCTAGATTGTCCATGAAAGCACATTCAACCAAAACCGCCGGCATTTTGGTGCTGTTGATGACATACAATCCAGATCCATCTTTTACCCCACGGTCCCGAAGTTTAGTACCTTGGAGTAGATATTTATGGAGGATCCGCCCGATTCTCAAGCTTTCACCAGATGGCCAAGTATATGTTTCAATTCCGCCCCAGTCGCCGAATACAGTTCCTTTGTAGGCGTTGGCGTGGACACTCAAGAAAAAGTCAGCATTTGCAGCGTTAGCTTTCCGGCAACGTTCGCCCAGTGGCACATCAGTATCCCCAGGTGCGGTATAAAGGACTTTAAATCCGCAACGGGTTAAGTGTTCACCAAGGATAGCCACCACCCGACGGTTAAACTCGTTTTCCTTCATGACGTAGCCGTCCGGCATCACTGGGGTACGCTTGCCGGGAGTTTCCATACCATGTCCGTCATCTAGAGCAATAAGGTATTTGCTTGCATCTGCCATATTATCGCCCTCCATGCTGTCATATTTCGTTAAATCATATCTTTCGATTATATTGATTAGCTTCTCGGCATAATTTGGATCGGTGGAGTAGCCACCTTCTTCAAGCGCTATACAAGCTTTTTTATAGTCTTGTTCTCCTACTACTTTTCGGTATAAAGGTTTTTGTAAAAACTTTCCGTGATCGATGACCGATTCTTCCCAACTGGAATATTTGCGGAAAGTATCTTTAATAACGACCACTTTTCCGCCTTCATACTCTTTAGTAAATACATCATAGGTTTCTCCATTCCAATTACTCGCCTTGATTCCAAACAGGTTATTGGCTTTAACGGCAAGTTCTGACGTTCCCCAATCAGATTCTAAAACGGCTTGCGCGAGGGTTACCGAAGCCAAAACGCCATGATCTTTCATCGATTTAATCGCCCATGATGCGATTTTATTAATAAATGATTGATCCAATCGATCGCCCCCCACTCTAAAATAAAAGCGCCAGGTGAAGCCAGTACTTGGTTAATCTTTTAATGCCTGCCGGACTGCATTGACAAACCGCCAAAACTCCTCAGTAGTGCTACTTGCTCTACCTGCTCGTGTATTGTTTGTGAAAAATGCAGAACGTTGGGATGTTGTAATCTCAAATTGGCAACATCCACCTGTTTTTGTCTTGTTGGCGATATTCTCCGGCATATCTCCGTCAAGCATCTCCTGATTGGTTATATAAGCATTGAAACCTGCTTCAACCAGTCGTGCTCTACACTTTTCCTTTAAGTCGGAATCCAATCCGCCAATCAGGATTGCTTTGAATCCTTCGCCTGTGGATTCGTTTGGCTGAGTATCGGTACATCCATGATAGCTGATACATTTGGTGCTATTTTGTACAAGCTCCAACGCCACAGGATCATCGAAATTCGATGCTGTAACATGTAGTCTTCCATTTCCTGAGCTTAACAGACCCTCAAACAAGTAATAATCATAGGTTTCACTTGTTGCAGGGACTCCATTGAATCCCTCTACCATACTAGCGGTGGCCAAAGCCAATTCTGATGTTCCCGTTTCTATTCCGCCACCATGAATTGCAAGTATGATAGTTTCTTGTTCAGGTGTTGGAGTTGATCCACCATTATGTTTCCATTCATGTCTTTTCCACCGTCTCTGATAGCTGCTACCCTCAATCTCGTTTTGTGATAAATGTGTGAAACTATTGTAATAGTCTGGTCCTTCTGGCATCGTCTTCATCCTTTCAATTTAATAGAAAAAGCGTCAGCCTATTAAACTGACGCTTAAATATCAATATGTTGCTTGTTATCCTCTTGTCCTGCATCCGGATTATATACAAAAATACCTAAAGCCACCGCTACGCCACAAGCAGCATTAAATACTTGCTCGTAGAGTTGCCATTTCTCTGGTGTAATGTTAATACCAAAACCAGCAAGCAGCAGCTTTACAAATGCAAACATTAGCCCCCAGGTTTTCGGATCTCTTAATTTGTTTAGAACTTCTTTACCACTCATATATCTAACCTCCCTCTACTTTAGAAAAAAGAAAGAAAATAGCGCACTACCAGCTCCAATGATTATAGTGCGCCAAATCCAGGTTATATGACTATCCAATTTTTCAGCTAGCCGAATAGCTTCATTAGATTGATTTATTGCATTCTCTGCCAAGTCTTTTGCTAATATGCTGCGTTCATCCACTGTTTTCAAAGATTCCATCTTCGCCTCAAAAACAGCTAGACGGGACTCGATTCGTTGTAGAGATTTGTTCATTTCTTGCATTTGATTGTAAATCTCCTTCACTGAAATGACGGCTCCTTGTTCTTCTGTTGGGCTCATTTCCTCACCTCCTAATCAGGATCATATATGTGCCAAGTAATCCACGCGATACGCAAGACCATTAATTTCCCTTTCCCCAGATCCAACGGATCGCAAGGTATAGACCCATAAATCAAACCCATCCTCTGCAATGTTGGCCGGACGAGCTACATAATAGGAGGAATCGACGTTAATTGGAGTCAACACCACGGCTATCCGACCCGAGGAAGAGAGAGTTGAAAAGCGTCTGTTGAATGAAATCCTACCTACTTTTCTCTCTACTCCACTACCTAGACCTGGGCTTTGCCACCGGATGTTGAACTGTTGGATTTCTGGTTTTGCCTGGACTGAGTGGACATCAACTGGAATCATGTCTATTTGCTGTTGGGTGACATATTCCTCATAAAAACCTTTCACCCAGTGTAATTCCATCGCAGCGGTTACATCTCGTTTAAAATCTCCTTGGACATATACCCTAGAACGTGTTGTTCCCACTGGGAAATCAATAGTCCGATTTAATAAGTAGATATCTTGGTACAAAGGCAATGGGACTGTATAACTTTTGTCGGCTAATCTGTTTCCGTCTTTATCGTAATTCCAAAAATAAAATCGAACCGCTGCAGGAGTCGATCCGATCGTTACGTTTATTTTAAATAGTGCCTGGAATGTCGCTCGGGGATGGTAAACGTCAAAATACTGAGAAACACCTGTATAATCTCGAGTTTCGGAGCCATCAAGTTCAATGACCTTTTTGGATGAGTTATATCGTGATCCCTCTTTAAAAATCCACTCTTCTCCCGGTGTATTATCAAAGTTAGGATTCTTGATAAAATTGGTTGTGATTCGATTACCTTTGATTAACACTCCGTTGTCCGAGGCATCAGATGTCGAATAAACCTCCAAACTTCCACCTTTGATGATGATATTTCCCTTAGATATTAAAACCCGTCCGGCATCATCGCCAATGTCGACCGAATCGGTTCGAATTCTCCCTGTTGCAATTGCATCTGCAATCAGACCGTTTCCGGTCAAGAGTGTTCGCCACCTGTAAGATCCATCAGGGTTCCGTCCGGCAGCAATCCTCACCCCGGCCGATCTGATCTGTACAGCCAAATCCGGCGGATTGTCAATGTCGTTCTTTGGACGGTTGGTTGTCAAGATACCGTCTTCATTGTTGATATAGACGTATGCTCCACTTCTCTCAAATTGAAGGTTTTCGGTTTCAATAGCACCCTCAAGCCAGGAGATCGGATCGCCTACGCTGACTTTCTTCCTTAATTCGTCCTGTAACCTTTTTACTAATGATCCGATGTCGCCAATGACGTTTCCAAGCACCAATTTTGTTTGGGTTGGGTCAAGCAAGTCTCGATCAATCTCAATCACTCTTGCCTCAACTCGTATATCATGGGCAAAATTTTTATCGATCACATAGACACTATCGCCCAATCGGACTGCCTCGTGTTTCAATTCGCCACCAGAAGCGTACTCCAAATCTATGACGTCCATTTTGTAAGTGACATGGGGTTTATTTATCGTTTGCAAGTGATCCCATGTCTTTTTGAGCAATTTGGCGGGATCGGTTTCCTCTTCATCAATGAATACTCCAAATCGATGCCTACGGGTTCCGTCATCGTTCCAATGTCCCCACTGCTGCAACGCATTGGGATCTCCAACCCATTCCTGCCCGGCTGGCTTGTCCGTGGGATCTCCTTTTGCTTTTGACCAAACCACATCTTTGAATGTGATTCGCCGACCATATTCGCCCGAGTCAGTTTCCTCACCTTTGCCCCTGCCGAACAGGGCTGTCTTGAGTGATTTCATATCGACATACCGCTCAACTTTGGTTAAATCCTTGCGGTACTCAAAGCGTTTGCCTGTCTTACGTCCCAACTGCTTGAATAGATCTATATATCTACCCGTTATCCGGTTTTGAGAGTCCATCGTGACACGGAAACGGATTTCTCCACCCCATTTCTCGATTATCTTCTGTATTCCACTCATGACGCTCTCATAGTAGACGTTAGTGCTAGCAATCCCCAAATCGTCCACTATGCCAACTTGCCATCTCGATCCAGCATTGGAGAGGATACGGGTTAAAGCATCCCTAGCATCCGTATTTTGTGGCCGGACATCTGTTACAATTTCATCATTCAACTCATTCACTGCCAGTTCTTCCGTTGTGAACTCCCGAATTAAGTTTTCGTCATGAACCTCATTTTCTTCAATAATGACAAATGGACGGCATACACCGTCCATGTCACGAATAACGACCCAACAACCTTCCCGAATATATTGTGAGTCGGAGTGATCGCTAGGGATTGAGAAGGTAAGCGATACCTCCCCGCTAATCGCTTCCTTTAATCGACAGGAGAGGAGTGGGAGGCTGTTTTCGATCTCGTTGGATATAACCAACTGTAATTGTTCATCTTTGAAGATATAAAGTGTTGGACTCCTCAAATAAATCTCTCCCTCCATTCTGCCACAACCTCAGCAACACTAGTGGGTGTTACATTGATTGTGTTTGTTCCAGGATTCAGGTAGAAGAAATCACTGTCGATGGAAACAGAAGCCATGTCAAGTACACCGTTGAGCGTCACTTTTCCTGTCGAGTTGTCAATTACAAGCACGTCATTTGGGCTAAACGACCTGTTTATTAAAACCTTGTTTCCTGTTTCAAAATGAGAGACCTCGTAGAAGTTGGAAACATTCTGTTTGAATGTCACTGTGATTTTTGGATAAGCCTTGGCTGTTCCTTCATATTCAATTACTTTGTCCTCGAATGGCTTGATCCACCAAAGGAGACGGTGAAGGGTCGGAGTAGATGATGGATTGGATGTTTTTAGCACTTGCTTGGTGTACAGCTTTTTATTCGTGATGGTGGAACCTTGAGTGATCCCTGGAATCTTAGTGGGATTTTGTAGGACTTGAATCCATCCTCCAGGGGTTGGTTGATTCCCTTGATCCACCAACTGGACATAGATTTCAACATCCGGTGATCCGTTCGGGGAAACGTCCCATCCGATGTAGGTGTCGTAAATGTCCTCAATGTTGATCGAAACACCCGTTGAGATTCTTTCGCCTGTGGTTTTGTAGGCAGTTGTTAACTGAGTTGTCACAGAAGTGACTTCGGGAGTTATAGCGACATCTGTTGTGCTCAATTCTACCTTGAACTTGACGTATGCCGTTGCCAAGTTCAATGAAGAGTTGATCTGAGGTATAGAGCTTCCACTTGTGGTAACCTCCTGCCACGATCCCCAAGTGTTGCCTCCGTCTGTCGACAGAGCAGTATAATAACGTGCTGTGGTTCCACTTGGAATATTTTTATTGACCCAACCGATTAACGTTGAAGCCGCTCGTCCCACTTGAGATAAACTGACCGATTCACTTTCCCACGTTCCATTCGGCTGATAGCCAGAAATGATATCGATGCTCAAGTCAGTAACTGCGGGAGAAAAACCGGGATCAGTCGTAATCAGCGAGATTTTATATTCGAGTTTGGAGTTTGTCCCCCATGTACTCCCCTTGGTCAACCCTGGAATAGCTTGTCCGCTTTCTACCGGAAACCATTGCGACCATGTAGTTCCATCAAAGGTTCGTACCTCAACCAATACTGATTGAGAGTTTGGGTCCGTTGTTGCCGTAACTGCGGACCATTCATAGTTTAGGGAAGAAGATAAAACCGATACAACAGAACCCAAGGAAACTTGGTTTATTCTGGTACCTGTCCAGCTGGCTGGAGGTGTGCCCAGATCAGCGTTGACGTGATACACCACATCAATCTCAACTGTCCCTGAGTTGTTATCGAAAACTATAAATCCTATCCGTGCTCCCGATGTATAAGAACTCGATGTAAATGTGCCAAGCGGTGTACTATTCCCAAACTCGTAAAGTTTCGCATCAGTTGGAGTCGCTACTACCCGAAACCATTTCCATACATCATTCGTATTTGGCAAGTATACGTTGTAGCGGTTGGCAGAGTCAGCCACATAGAAGGTTGTTTGTGAAGAATTTGTTTTTACTCGGATGTCAATGGTACAGGGAAACGTGACAGCCATTTGTCGATAAACCGCCTGTTGGGTGCCAGATCCCGTTGCAGTCTTCTCTAACCTTACATACCCAGGTTGTTGGGAGATTCCACTTTTTAAAGTTGTGGTTGACCATCCAGTTGAAGCAAAATCAGCCATGTGGTCTAAGAAGGTGTAGTTGGGTAGCCCAGTTAAAACCAAATTTCCGTTCGATCCTGTGGTGTTTGATCCACCTGTTTTCGTGTTCCAATCGGCATCAGTTGTGTCAACTTTGTGAATGTCTAATCCTTTTTTGAGCTGCAAGGCTCCGTTTGCGACCACTGTTCCCGATTTTGTACCAGTGGAAAAATCAAAGGTTCGGCTGAAATCCTGACCTTCCTTTTGGAGTTGCAGGCCATTGGCTGTTGCTACCACTCCATTCAGCGTCCCGCTTGACCACTCGCTTTGAACATCCGTATCCTCCTTAGTATCAACTACAGCAACGGTTTGGCTCTTGGTTGCTCCGTAAGCGTGGGGATCCGGAATCAAAAATGTCAACTCTGCTTCCCCGTCTGTTACGATTCTTTCAAGATCCGTTTCACCGTCCAAGATCGCTTTGTATTCTTTGTCTTGTTCATACGAATAATAAAAAGTCTGTGGCGTGTCTGTATTGAGCCATTGAGCTAAGATCCTCTTTTTTGCTTCCCGATCCTCCCTGCTATCTGCCAAAATAGTGATCTTGATCTTTTCCTCTCGATGTCCAATCTGCCTTCCCATATGAAAAAAACCCGGTTTTCCAGGTACTGTAACAATCTTATTTTCAATCGGTGGCAAGATTGAGTTATTCACCCTATTGATTAAAAGCCAGGGAAATTCACTGCTTGATTTCCCATTAAAATAAAAAGAGGTCATCCTGCTCATAGAATGCCTCCTCTCGCTGCCGTTCGCGATTTTCGTTGCTGTATTTGATAAAGCTTTTCTGCCACTTTTTGAATATCAGCTTCCTCGCGAATGATAAAAGTATTCCCTGTAATTAAAGTGGTTCCATTTGCTCCAGCTGAGAGAGGCGGATTGCCAATTAATGATCGAACTTGTCCCATACCGGCACTAACCTGATTCAGTGCTGGTCTCAATCCTTTGTGCATCCGGCTAGCAAAAGTCGGGAAGAAACTCTCACCGGATTTGTCAAGATCACTCAAAGGTCCCTCTTTCGCTGGAGAGAACGGGAGATAAGAGCGTATTTTGGCTAATCCTTCTTTGACTGCCCCAATTGCTCTTGAAAAACCGGACTTTATCCCGTTAATAAATGCATCGAGCAGACCTTTCCCCGCACTGAGAAAACGAGAAGCAAAACCTTTTATTGTATTCCAGGCCCCGGTGATCGCATTGCCTACAACATTTTTAATTGTATTCCAAACGCTCAAAGTAATACTTTTTATCCCGTTCCAAATTCTCGTGATGACATTTTTCACGCCGTTGACCGCGCTGGTTACAAATGATTTGATCACATTCCAAATTGTAATAATAAATGACTTAATAACATTCCAGACAGTTAAAGTCATAGATTTAATGACATTCCAGATGGAAATAATAACAGATTTCAACCCATTCCAGACACTTATGGCCATAAACTTGATTGTATTCCATAAACTGACCAGGAACGCTTTAATCGCATTCCATAATGCAATGGCAGTCAATTTTATTCCATTCCACAAGCTAATAAAGAAACTTTTGATAGCATTCCATACAACAATGGCAACTGCTTTAATATAGTTCCAAGCTGCTATCAAATAAACTTTGATAGTATCCCAGTTGTAAATGATGATAGCAACCAGGGCTACAACAGCAGTAATGATCAACAAGAATGGGTTCGTCATGAATGCAATTCTGAGTAGATTTAGCACACGAATAATACCAAGAAGTCCTTGAACCAATAGGCGAAAAGCTCCTGTCGCCAGTCTTACAATGATAGGACCTAACTGTGCAATCCATTTTCCAAAAGTCACAAAGCCATTTCCTATTGCTTTGAAAACTGGACCCATCCTTTTAAATAATCCAATGATAGACCCAATTGGCCCAGCCAATAATCTCATAATCCCCGCCAGCTGGAGTATACCAATAAGAACAGGCCCGACTGCTGGATGAAGATTCAATAGCCAATTTACGAACTGCAATAGAGCACTAACGACATCCAATACAATTGGTCCAAATGGAGCCATCGATTGAATAAGCTTGCCTATAAGAATCGCTATCTGACCTATAATGTTCATCAGTTTGGGACCGTTCGCCTGAACATATGCAATAAATTGTTTGAATCCTTCCGAGTGTTTCAATCCTGCCGCCCAGTTCGCGAATTTCTCTGTCAATCCGACCAAGCCATTTTGCATATCATGGGAAACCGGTTCGAATGCCATGAGTAAGTGCATGATTCCCCTCATGACATTCCCAAATGCCTTTCCAAAGTTTAAGATGGCCAAACTTGCGTTTCTAGTCAGCCAGTGAAAAAAATCCTGCATTTCCTGGCCTTTCAAGGCCTTATCCATACTGTCGAACAACTGAGAAACAGCATCAATAGAGAGTTCGAAAGTTGGCCTCAGTTTTTCGAGCGTGGTTTTTAAGGTACCCAGACCTTTGATGAAAATATCCAAGATAGGACTTTGTAGAGATCTAACAAATGATTTCCAAAATGATTTAAAGTCCTGCAGGGCTTTTAGAGCTTTTCGTTCTTGGGATGTTAACTCCCCATAAACTGCTTGCAATTCTTTCATTGCTTTTGCTCTTTCCTTTGCAGTGTCCGCTTTTGCAATTTTTTCGTTGATCTTTTCTACCTCTTTCGAAGCATCAAAGACCCCTTTAAGTGCTGGAACTGCAATGGCTGCAAAGGATGCTACACCGGCACCGGCAGCAGCAAAGGAAGCACCTAAACCCCCGGCTAATCCCGCCAATGAAGCCATCACCGGGATCACAGCAGGCCCCAATGCCATCATCCCTGCTTGCATAGTCCCAAAGCTATTCATTAATCTTGAGATCTTACTTTCTGCTTTATCTGTGTCTACATCAACTTCGGTTTCCACTTTATCGGGGATGGCTTCCAGTGAACGTGCAGCCCTTGCAGCTTCTAGATCAATTACTTTCAAATTGCTGGTAACGGCTTTACCACCTTTTAAAGCGACTTCCCCAAACATCCTGAAGAGTTCCACGATCTCACCTCCTTTGATCCGCTTTTTTGATAGCCTCAGCCCGTCTGATAATTTCTTCTTTTGATAGCTTGGTTTGTGGCGTGGTTTGTTTGCTCTTGACTTCGGCTAGAACCTGGTCAAATGACTTCGGATTTTCTTGATGAGGATAAAATGCCAAATAAAACTCCCAGGCTCTTTCCTCCATTTCCTTTTCCAGCGCCTTATTAATAAGAGAAAGCCCATCCACCAGATTCATTTCCAGCAGATGGGCGAAACCTGAATTATATCGTTTGAGCAATAGATCGGTTAGCTCACTTTCCCCGTCTGAAAGAGCGAGCGAAAAAAATCCTTGAGACCTTGAACTTCTTGAAGCTCCTCAATGAATTGGGAAAGCTCCGCCAAATCCATTTCTTTGAATTCCTCCGGCTTCTTGCCGGCCAGATCCGCGAAGAAAGCGGAAATTTCCTCCTCCGCTTGATCCAGATTCTCGAACAAAAGCAAAATGAGTTGGAGACCGAATTTTTCTGGAGTCTCTGCATTAAGACTGGCCAACTCTTTTTTAAGATTCAATTTACGGATGATCGAAGATAAACGGAAAATATCACTCGTTTTTAATTGTCTCATGTAGTACTCACCGCCGGATATCGAATTTCATAAGGAGGTTCAGTAACCTTTTCAGGATCATAATGTGCAGAAAGAGCAACCTCTGGTTTCCCTTCTTCTTTGTCTTCTAATTCGATTTCTAGTTCGTCATCAGCCAATACATTTTTCAAGATAATAACGCATGGCTGATCCGTACCACTAACCGTGGCAACTAAGGCGATATTTTTCACGTAGTCGCTATCTAAAATTTGCCCACGTGGCTTAATCACTTTACCAATGACGGTCGATCCATCCGTATCTAGCCAATCAGAAACATCAGCCGCTGTCAGCATTAATTTAAAATTTTCGGCACTCATTTCAAGCAAGTTGATGGTCAGCACCGCATTTTCTTCAGTGATCCGGCGAGCCCCTTTCACTTTCCCGCGAGCCCCGTCAATTTCAATAATTTTAATCTCACGCTCAACAGTGAAGGTATTTCCACCACTTGTTGCTCCAATCAACCGCTCATCAGTTTCTCCATAATTGACGTAGACCGCCCCAGCATCAAGAAGCATATTCTTGATGGTTTGGCGGGTTATCCCATGGGTTTGATGAGTCGTTGCCATTTCACATTCCTCCTGCCTCAAAGGTTCTCAGCTCGTAGCGCAATTGTCTCCGTCTGATCGTTTCATCCGGATCCGGGATCATCAGCCGGTTGATGCGATCGATTCTTGTGTTCCAATCTTCGCTGGTATATCGAACCCCATTGAGTGATGAATCGATTTGATCGGCTAATTGTTGAAGTGTAACCGTTGAACCATCCGGAGGTTGATCCCAAATATCAATCTCAAGTATAAAATCCTCCCGCCGTTCGTTTGGATTGCTCGTTGGAAATCTGTAAACGACATAAGGAAAAACTGCATCCTCCGGAGCCCATTCCTGGTAAACCCTCGGATGAATCTTTTTCAATTCGGATACGATGAACTTTTGCAACTCGATCATTTCAATCTACGCCCCAATTCACGAGCGATCAATTTTTTTATGTTCTGCTTGTTATCTTCGAAAGCCGGAGTTAAGAAGGGTTGAGCTTTTGTTCCTTTCTTTGAAATGCTTCGGGCAATCAAAAATTCTGCTCCCTCTGCTCCATGCCGTTTGGCCCATCCTTTTAATGCGTTAGGAGGTGGGAAGTGGGGCCGTGTCCCATACTCCACATAAGGCGCATACGCTGCACTCGCGCCGATGATCACTGATTTTCTGCTGTCGTTCACCAAATAATCGATGCTGTCACGAAGATTTCCCTCATCTACTGGCGCTCTGGTTTGTGCTTCACCTCGGACGAGGATCCCAACCGCATGGAGTGCTCGTTCCTCGTTTTCATTCAATATTTTGATGATGTTTTTGACGTTCGAACGGTATTTCATCGAATCAGCTCCAAGGATACCTGAAGAAATCGACCATAGTTCATAGGATCGTCGATGAAAAGAATATTGTATTCTTTGCATTTGTACCGGATTCGATCTTTTTCCCTGATATTTGTGTCCGCATAGGTGAAAAACATATGGGTAGCTGTCACCTGCGGAGCATTGGCAACCTGTTGCTCTGTGCCGGTGACTGCATCCATGATTCCTACGAGATCGGCAACCTTCGACCATACTTTTACCTGGTTTCCCAACTCATCCGATGATTCGGTATATCGCCACAACTCAAAGCCAGGAACAAAAAAGCGCTCGATACTCATACGAATTTCGGGCGCCGGTAGTTGTTCAGGATTGTTTTGATTTCGCTTGGATATTCGTTGGAATAGGTGACGCTGTGGCGCGCGAGGGTCTCGCTTTGGACTCCGGATTGCTTCATGTGAAATTCGCAAATCTTGGCGATCGCGATTTTTACACCGTCAGGAAAGGACTCAGCCCCTTGATCATCTTTAAATTCACGGTTGCAGTAGGTGGTAACAAACTCTTTTGCCATTGGTAGGATCACGGACAGATAGCTATCATGCTGTGTCCCGCTGATCCGCAACAGCGCCTTTACTTCATCTACCGTCACGCCCGTTCACCCCCTCATTTTTTGCCTTTGCGCTTGGTCTCTTTTACCTCTTGCTTTTGCTCTTCTTGTTCCTGTGCTTTGGTTTTTGATTCTTCCTGTTGTTTTGCTAACTCCCGACGTCTCCGATTAAAAGCAGTGACACTCATGATCTCACCCCAAAAAAGAATTAGAGGAGAGCCAATGCTCCCCTCATGCTATTTTGTGTACAAACTTCACGATACGAATTTGTTTAGGCTCATAGACACGGTTCCAGTTTGCGCCATTCGCCAGCTCTGCATTGGTCGGGCTGGATCCGGTAACAGCCGCAGAGGTGAACGCTACCCCACGAGGATGCAGGATATAGGTTTTGCGGTTGATGAGATAGTCTTCACCAGCCAGGCTGTCACGGTCGGTCTCGGTCGCAACAAAGCCAACCGGGTTTCCATTTCCGTATGCGATCGCTCCTTGACCAAAGATGTAGGTTGTATATACGCCACCGTTCACCGGCAAAGAATCATCAACAATAACCCGTTTGCCCATATAGAACGGTACTTCGGTCGATCCCTCAGATGGTCTGATATATTGAATCAATTCTTTTTTGGCCAATGCTGCCTCAACTGCCGAGTGTATCATAACCCCAGATAGCTGAGTTTTTGCGTCACCTAATTTTTGGACTGCATCAATAAAGGTGGCACCAGAGATCGTTGCGGCATCGCCGGTTTCTCCAGAAATATCGTGAACATTGCTGGCCATTGAAGCAGAAGCGAATACACCCTCAAGTGTAGCGATCAATGCTTTTTGGAGCATCCGTGCCCAGTAGCTTGCAACCAGGTCACCGATGGCACGCATCGGATCATCACCGGCGAGATTCGCTGCTAGATCATTTGCCCCCCAAGCACGACCACGGCGCAAAATGACAGCTTGATCTTGACCAGCGGTGATTTTTCCAGGAGTCAGAGCGCCGTTATCAGTAAGAACTTCATCATCTCCAGTCAGATCGTTCCAGAATGGCATGTTTACGGTTCGGGCTGCGGCACTTGCTAACCGGTCAAATTCTTCACTATTTTGCATAATACCACTTTGTACTAGTGCGCTTAATTCCATCGTCCGATTGATCACATACGGGTTAAATACTTCGGGGACAATGATATCAGCAATTCGAGTAACTGCCATTTAAAACACTCCTTTTTATTCCTTTGCTTGATTCATCAGTTGTTTTGCCAGCTCAGGATTTTCTTTGAGAATCTGAGCTTGCTTGGTAAGGTTAAAGGTTTCTTTCCTCCAAGGATTTTCGATTGATTGGGTTTGCTGTGGTTTGTGTGGTTCTCGACCGTGTTGTTTAAAGGTTTCACCCACAACGTTTTGTAACGATTGAGTCCACACTTGCTCTAAAATGTTGAGATTTTCCAGGGTCTTTTCTTCGGTATCGGCAACAAAAAAATCGACCAAGTTGGAAGGGAGTTTTTTCTCGATTGCGAGATCCTTTGCTTTTGCTCGCAAGGCTTCTCGCTCTTTCTCCCTTCTCATCTGCTCGATTTCCGCTCTGAGCTTTTTCAATTCTCGTTGCTCCGGTGTCTCCTCCGGATAGCGTTTTTTAATCTCTTCCTCGATGATCGAGGGAAGCGTTTTTTGTTTCCATGTCTCCAGTCCTTTGGAAAAGTGGCGATCCTTTTCGCTTTGGAGCCATGTTTTGACTTCTTCGTTTTCCTCGGCCAATCGTTTTATGTCGTCCAATGAAGGGGTTCTGAGTTCATTAAGGAAAGCTCTAACCTCTTCATTGTCCGCGTTCTGAGTAAGAAACTCACGGATTTGTTGTAAATCAATGGTCATTCTTGTTCCTCCTTTGTGCCCTCACCAGTACGCGCCTGGGAGTGCAAGGTTTATTTCCTAGCGTTTTTCCACCAACGATAAACCGATTTCCAAGTGATTTTTTGACCTTCTTCGGCCATGATCCAGCCTTTTCTATGTGCAAACCGGATCAACGCGCGTATAGCGCCCCAGTAAACGTCGAGTATTTGTTCCTTTATCATCACATTCCCACCTTAAACCCACGAGCCTTTGCCCATCGCTCGTATGTGGTATATGGTTGGACTCCTTCGCCCCGGATCCGCCTTTTTTGTGGTTCGAATCCAGGGAACTCTAAGCGGAATATACATCTGCATTGTATGTCATCTTTTGGATGGTTCATCATCCCTGGTCCCGGACCAATCCCACCGGCAGGACTGATAAAATTCTCGTTCACGCCGACCTTTTTTCCATCGAGCTTGCGATGTGCCGGTCTGGTCCGATGATCTAGGGTTGCGTCCCATACCTTCACCATCTCAAGCCCTAATTCGGCGGCTCGTTTGGCACTGTCAAATTTGCCGGTGTTTCGGATTCGATGCCCCTCTGTGCGAGCAATGACCCTTGCTTTTCTTACGTCTTGCTCCAAAACATTTTTTATTCGTTGTGCTATTTTCTCGTAGGAATTCCCCATAATTAAACCTTGCGTCAGCTGGTGTTTGATTTCAGCAATAATTTTTCTCCGGTTTCTTTCAAGCCGGTCATTTAGTGTCAGCTTATCAATCGGAGCCATAACCGCTCGTCGGATCACATCCGGATTGATCACACCCCATGCCATCTGTGCCCCTCCTATTTCCATTTCAATCGCCCAACCGGTCATATTATACATCTCAGATAAAGAATCGTATAGCGTCGATTGATTATTGCGATAGATCCGGTTGATCTCATTCAAAATAAATATTTCCAGATTCCTAAGCCGTCTTGCTTCCAAACTCTTGGCACCCGTAAGGGGGAAAGTGCCATAGAGTTGAGCCAGTTCAGCCCGGATTTTCTTTAAAGCATTCCTATATTCCTTAAGCAGCGTCTTCTCCGTCTTGGCCAGAATCCGATCCATCCGCTTCTCCATCTTCTGCTGATTCTCCTGGAATCTCATCCTCTAGACCTCCCTCCATATCAAGGTCTAGGGCATCTCTTTCCATTTCCATGATCTCGGCTTCCACATCATCAATAAAAGACAACAAAGACAATCGAGTGCGCTCGGAAACCAGACCCTTGAGCGTCGCGCTGGTTTGGGCTTCATCGAGCAGATTAAGTGGGAAATTCCGTTTAAACTGGAACCAAATATTTTTGTAATCGATTGGGATCCCTTTTTTCTGCCATGCGCTGGCCAGTAGCTTGAATTGTTGACGCAAAGCGGCGGTAAATTTCCGCTCGGCAGTGATGCACTTGCTTTCCAGTGCAAACAGCTTAAAACGCATACTCACACCGGAAAGATTCCCTGCAAACTGTTCATCGCCAAAGTTCACCGATTTGGCAAAACGTAAGATATTTTGTTCCAACCGGTTCAGGTGATTTTCGATAATGGTATCGCTCATTTGCTTGGTCAGGAACTCGATTTTTGCCCCGTCTTCTGGATTGTTGATCCCAAAAGCTCCCGTTTGCTTGGCTTGTTCGATCGTCTCTTTGTCTGGTTCAAAGCCGTAGAACACCATATAAGCCAAACGAAAAGCCTCGATTTCACTATTTACATCTGATAATGTTCGGTCATAGGCATCGATCAGGGAAAGAGCTTTTTCAACGTCTCCCTGCTGTTCCTCGTTGTTCGGGAAAGCCAGTAGTGGAATACCATCAAACATATGAGGAAGTGGATTCTTAGGCTCGGTTTCGTCGAGAATATACATCCCTTTTCCATCCTCAATAAAAAATGTGACATTTTCCTGATCGTACCATTCAACTCTAGTTCGATCATGGAATCTGTCACCCTCTTGGACTTTCATGGTGTAGTATCGTAGCGCATATTGTGGCTCGTTTATGCTCCTGTCATAGACGAAAATACATTCCCACGGATCCACATTCATGACCCGCTCACTGCCTTCTCGGTCGATATAGAGCAGTCTAGCCCCTAATCCACAAATCGCGGCCATCTTTGCCGTTTCGCTGTCTAGATCCTCTATATTATTTCGGATGTTGAAGTCCTGGAGTGTTTGGTTTGCGACCTCATACTCTGGCGCTTCTCGATCCACACTATAAACGATTGGTTTCCCCATGAAATAGCCTACTTTGGTATCGACAATTTCACTAAAAAAGTCATTGTTCAGCTTGTTGTTGACTTTTTCGTAATCAGGAACCTTGCGGCTGAAGATCGGCACGCCTTCGATCGATGCTTTGTATCGCTCGTATAGGCTGATCATTCGTTGTCTTGTTGGTGTATGCTCAGCGATCAGATCCTTGATGATCTGACTTGTGACCTGTCCGTTGATCCTTTCGAGTTCCCTATCATCCATTCTTTCACCCCCTTAGAAACGGATTGCTGCTTTGAGTTTTGGTTTCATATCCATCAATTCCTCGCACCCATAGCGGATCGCATCGATCAAGTGATTGTCTCGATCCACTGGCACGGGCAAGACATTCCCATCTTTGTCCTCTTTCCATTTGTACTTTTGGAACTCTTCTTTTGCGTTATGGCATCGAATGTCAATGACAATCTTTTGACGCTTGAGCCAATCGATTCCAAAGTTGACCGAATCCTTACCCTTTTTCGCTGGGATCGCTCGAACACCAAAATTTCGAAGCTCTTTGATACTCTTTGGCTCCGAACTGTCACAAACTACTATCTGATCCCCGATCATTCGTTTGAGTTTCTTGGCCAATTGGTCATTGGTCAATTCTCGTTCGTATAGCTCATCCAAAATGTAAAGAGTGCTACGCTTTCGGTCATAGTGCATATGAGCAAGCGCAGACGGATCTTCAGCGAAGCCAAAGTCTAACCCATTGTTGAATCTATCAAATGTTTGTCGGATCTCTGATAGATCCTGCACTTCCCAGTTTGTAAAGATGACATTCCCGAGAATGCCCCAGTTCCCAAGTGTGTAGACCTCATAATAATAACGGTCTGTCTCGTTCTCCAGTGCTGCAATATCATCGGGCTCTAAAAAGTCATTGTCCTTGTAAGTGGTTTTCAGGATGATTAGGTTTTCATCCCGATAAAACCGCTTTGTATCATCCCAACCACCAAAATATTCGCGGTAAATCCAATGAGTCTTGAGAATCGGGTTGAAAGAGAGAGTCAAGCGTTTCTTTACCTTCGATTGCCCGCGCAAGCGTTTGTCTAATTGCTTGATCGCTTCATATTTGGTCTCCGTTGCTTCCTCCACCCATATATCTGTAATGACTCCATCAATCGGAGTAATCGATTTAATCTTTTCTGGATCGTCTAGCCCAGCAAAAAGAATCTGCTTAAGCGTAGGTTTGTAGGTAATGACAAGATCTGATTGGTTAATAACAAAAAGATCCGAAAGCCCCATGTTTCGGATCGACTTGATAACCTCGTTGAATACTGATTTTTTTACGGTTCTTAGGACATTCCGCACAATCAAATAATTTCTATGACCTTCTAAAACGTCTAAAACCGCTCTTTGAGCCAAAAAATAGCTTTTCCCGCTGGATGATCCGCCGAAGAAAATTTGGTATCTGGTTTCATCTTTCAAGAATGGAAGATAAACCTGATTGACTACCACATCTACAATCATTGGTCCCTAGACCCCTTGATATTTATCATGATGTTGGTGTTATTGTTTTGTGGTGTTTCAATAGGTTTGAGACCTACCCTATCAAGAATGTCCTTAGCCACATGATATCGAACCATTTCACTTCGAGCGTTTAACAGTTTATCCAGCGTCTTTGTTGCTTTCCGCGAAAGCCGTTTTATATCGCTATATTGTTCTTGGACTATCTCATTTAAAAACTCTTCAACAAGCTCCATAAACTTTTCATTTTGTTTCCAACGAGATAAAGTCTGTGGGGTGATGTTAAGCTGCCGGGCGATTTCCCGCTGTTGCAGATCACCTTCCGCCAGCAACCTAGCAGCCTTTATTTGCTTCTGACTTAGCAAATGACATCACCTCCGTAGTTAACATAATTTAATAAAAATTAACACTTACTCGGCGCACAGCATCACCTCTCTCTGCGCAAATAAAAGACCGCTATTATGGATAAAATGTAAGCAGAAGAGGATATGTAATCTTCTTCCAACCCGACACTCCCCACTTTCTCACTCTCTCTATATATCTTTACATAAGTCCCGATTTCGGGACTTTTTTATTTGGCTGTTTTACACACCTTAAGCACATAAAGCACGCCTTTAGGTGTTCGATCTACCCGCCTAATATTGTCTGGATTAACTCTTAGACGGTATCTAAATTTTGTACACGGATCACCGAAAGCAAATATTCGATAGCCTGTCGCATAGCTCACATAATCCTTTGGCTGAATAAATACCTCAACCATGTTTATACCCCCGATTTTTCACTTCTCTTGCTCTGGCTTAATCATTTCCAAAATTTTGCTTTTGAATTCATATCTTATTTGCTCACGATTAATCCAGTCATCCGCACTAACTTCTTTAAGAGTCACGCTGGCAATACCCCGGCACATGCTAAGAATAGCCTTTAGAAATTCCGCTTCCTCACGACTAATATCCTTTTCAAAAGCGATTGTTAGTCCCTTGATTTTTTCACTCATATTACTCATCACCTCGTCTACTCTTACCTTCTAATCTTCTCCTAAGCCAGCGCTTCCTCTCTCGTTCAAAGTATTCTTTGATACATTTTTCTCAATAGGCACACATAAGATCATCTCACTCCTGCATACTCAACTGTATTTCTCCCTGCTTCTCGAATAGTGATAATTTGAGTTGTTATCTGATCTGCTTTACTTATAAGTTCTGCAATCCTTTCAGCTTGCTTACGGTTCATAAACGGTTGGGCAAACTGCAACTGCCCCCATACTGTATGTGGTCCTGACTGATCAAAATACTGTAAGTACTCTCGAGTAGCAGGCAGATAGATATAATAAAGATGAATCACTATACTTCTTCCTTTCTTCTCATCTCCAATAAAAAAAGCACCGCATAGGTGCTGTTTTAATCAGTCTTTTTTAAATTCTCCGGGTATAACTCCTACTATTTGATCAACAAATAAACTCATCATAGGAACGTTTACAACTTGATTACTATCGTGCGAATAAATGATTGCATCTTTAAGATATATTACCTTATCTCGGTCTGTAATTTCCCAATTTTCTTCTTCTCTAATTCGTCTAATCATTTCTCGATTAAAATTAGCAATAAAAGAAAGCATATCTACATTCTTAGTTTTAAAAGTGTTTATTATATTTTCTTCAGTACTAAAGTCTAATTCCTCTATTTCGGCTATCGATGCTACAACATATCCGAAATTAGTAAGCAAAGTAATCCTATCAGAATCGCTTAAATGTTTTACAGCGTTAAAGGCCGATAAAATATGTTCTTTCTTTACATTAAAAACCCTCATAACATCTTACCTTTCATATATTAAATAAAATATAACACACATAAATTCTAATTTAGGTTCTAGCAAATGTAAATACACTTATTACTCTAAATATACTTATTGTAATACATAATTAAACCACTCTTTACTAATTATTCTTAAAGGTAAATCCCCTTTATTTTTTCATGATACCCACTTCTCGTTATTTACAATTGAACGCCGCCCCGCTGATCACTGACACACAATCCCAGAGGTCATGGCCTAACAGCAGTGGCGACGTTTTAGGAAACCGTCTCGATAGCCAGGCTTTCGGGCTTATCCCCGAATCCCTATTAAAATGGAAACCTTGCATCTTCGATGAGGTTGGAAATGCACAATCCAATAGAGTGATTGCATCGTAAAGGGTAATAGATTTATTAGGGAAAAATCCCTTCACTTATAGGTGGCTTTCGTAAGACAAAAAATCAATAATAATCCCTAAAATAAACTTGACATGAATCACATAAGCAAAATTCCATATCATATGAAGGAACTAAACAATCACATCTTAGACAGCGTGCCATTTGATACTTAGTAAAGCAATTAATACAGTATCCAACCTTAAACAAGTTCTCATCGATACTAATCATATATTCATGACAATTTAGACATGGCTCCACAGATACTGGTGACTGACAACCATCTGTAATACTTTCATACTGCATAAAACGAAAGTTACTTAGAATTTCTTCCCGTTCAACTAGTTGAAACCAGTCTTTATCTTTAATTAGTTCTAATATCAACTCCTGTGTGTGCTCAGGTAAGTAAATCCTAATATCTGAATTCAAAAACTCCTTAGTAAAACGCACCATATAAAGTACCAAATACGATACATCAAACTCAAAGAATGCCATCTTATACTTTTGTTTAGAATGATGTATCGCAAAATTCCTTAAGCGTTTTAAGTCCGAATATGAACTCTTTTCCTGATCATCGGGTCCATATCTACTTTTTGAAATATTAAGCTTTTTCAGCCCGTCTATTGGATCTATAGTACGATTATAATCTGGCTCCCCATTTTTTTTCTTTTTATAAATTTCATCTTCTCCTAGATTCTTTTCAACTGCTTGTAAGATTAATAAATCAATACCAGATATAAGGTTTATTACGCATTGTTTAGCATCTCTAAGTCTATTGGTTAGCTGATATTGGTCAAAATGTTCTAGACCGTGATCTATAGAGTCTAATGCATTTTCAAATAAGCTCATTTCAAACTCATTCATCATAGCATCCCTTCTTAAATTTGATTGATTTCTATCCTAACAAATATAATAAAACCAGCCTATCCAACAAAGAATAGGCTAGTTTCTTTTTGATTCTTTATTTTATTTTCTGCTCTTTCCATCATTTTTTGAACAGTTCCTTTTGCAACATTCAACATAACCGCAATCTCTAAGTATGATAATAAATAACCTTTACTCATTACATATACTTCTCTCTCCAAAGGCGAGAGTACACTTAAAGCATTCTCTATTCTAAACATTTCCCAGTCCTCAATGGATACATCTCCTTGATGGTCAAAAACAGATTCATAACTGTAGAAATCAATATCCCTTGGATCGATTGGATATTCTCTTTGATATCCAGCTAACCGTTCAACTCCTCTTCTATTAGGAGGTTGGTGACCCATCTCCAACCATTCGATAGTCCATCTAAGATCTCGTTCCATACTGTTTAATAAACTTAGATCATTTAAATCATCACTTGATTTCCTAACCTTATTTTCAATCTCTTTCTTTGCCTTTCTTACTTGTTGTAAAGATCGCTTGTACCCTTTAAGAAGATCCTTCACCTTGTCCTACCTCCATTTATTGAATATATTAGAGATAGGAACACCCATTCGAAGAAATTGGATCTTACCCCGATCTGGTTTTTAGATCGGGGATTTCTATTTTACGGATGCACCTCTTTCGGTCCCCAAGCTGTATGTAGTTCTTTTTGGTCATAGAACTGTAGATAATCCCTAGTGGCTGGACGATATATGAAATACATTTGAAGCATTAACTTTCTCCAAATTGATCTATCTATGTAAAAAGAAAATCCGCCACCGAAAGGTAGCGGATGTATCACATGTATGCATGACAATAAATATTCATCGTATCACACGTATGTATCACATAAAACGCCGCCCCGCTGATCACTGACACACAGCCGAAAAGTCATGGCCTAACAGCGGTGGCAACGATATGTACATTTATCATCGAAAACGAACTCTATGACTAAACGATAGGAAGCCAAAAAAAGGCAATGAGCCAAGGCGTTGCCTTTTGTTTATTCCAAAATGGATTCAATGATACCCTCCGTCATTACTGGTTTCTGAGAGTTTTTGACCCCGAAACCCCTTGATTTTTCGTCATCCATAAACCTCTGGAACGGGCAAAATCATGGGGGGTTCGTGGAAAATCGGGAACATCTGACCAAACCATTCAAAATGGATTCAATGATACCACGCATGACTTTGGCATTGGTAGATACCAAGTCATCACGGCTCGTGGAAGTTCTAATTCCAAAATGGATTCAATGATACCGTTTTTCCAAAAGCGGCTATATTGGAGCGTTTACGCTGGTCTTGGTTCTAATTCCAAAATGGATTCAATGATACCCTCCGTCATTACTGGTTTCTGAGAGTTTTTGACCCCGAAACCCCTTGATTTTTCGTCATCCATAAACCTCTGGAGTGGTCAAAATCATGGGGGGTTCATGGAAAATCGAGAACATATGGACAAATTATTTATTTTTTTATTATAACATCGACCACATCATTTGTCAAAAAACATAATCTTTTATATCTATTCATCCAATTTATACCTGGAAATTATCTAGATAAAATGGAATTTCCAACTATAAAATATAATAAATGTATCTGATTTTCCACAAACCTCTGGAACGGATGAATACATCAAAAAGATCCAGATTTCATACCCGAAACGAACTCTATAACTAAACAATAGAAAGCCAAAAAAGGCAACGAGCCTGAGTCCTTGAGACCAAGTCGTTGCCTTTTGTTTATTCCAATATGGATTCAATGATACTGGTCTTTTTGCTTAGATGCTTATGGACATATCACCTCAGTCTAAGTTCTAATTCCAAAATGGATACAATGAAACGATCACTTTCATTTCTTCTTTTAGCAGCTGCATAAACAGGTTTAAGTTCTAATTCCAAAATGGGTTCAATGATACCCTCCGTCATTACTGGTTTCTGAGAGTTTTTATCCCCGAAACCCCTTGATTTTTCGTGATCCATAAACCTCTGGAACGGGCAAAATATGGGGGGGTTCGTGGAAAATCGGGAACATCTGACCAAACCATTCAAAATGGATTCAATGATACTCCAAATGTAGTGAAGCCATACTTTGTGAAAAAAGTTGCCAGTGGAAGTTCTAATTCCAAAATGGATTCAATGGAACGTATGCGGCTGGATCGGTTACTTTGGGGGCTACCTTATGGATGTCTATGTTCTAATTCCAAAATGGATTCAATGGAACGTGTTTCGTTTCACAGTATTCCATCAAGCCGTCAATGTCTATGTTCTAATTCCAAAATGGATTCAATGGAACCCTCCGTCATTACTGGTTTCTGAAAGTTTTTGTCCCTGAAATCCCTTGATTTTTCGTCATCCATAAACCTCTGGAACGGGCAAAATCATGGGGGGTTCGTGGAAAATCCTAAGTGACTAGCCAAATCATTTATTTTATTATTATAACACTTACCACCCTATCTGTCAAAAAACACGATTTTTTGCGTCTATTCATCCAATTTATCTCTGGAAATTCTATGGATAAAATGGAATTTCCAACTATAAAATCTAATAACTGTATCTGATTTTCCACAAACCTCTGAAAGATCCAGATTTCATATCCGAAAGTGAACTCTATGCATAAGGCAAAAAGGGCTTCGGATAAACCGATAGCCCTTTTTATATGTCACATCGTCCGGGCTTACCCCCGAACCCTAAACCAAACAGACAACCGTCTGTCGTTCGGTCTAACGCCGAACCCTGGAAGAGGTATTGCACCTGCGCTATTGAATAGAAGGTGAATCACCGAGCAATAGTTTTTTGATACACTATCATCTTAACACGTTATACCGAACAATTGTTGCCATATTCCTGCCAAAAAGTTGCCAAATCAAGATAAAGAAAAAACTTCATTTCAGATCTAACACAAACGCCAATTTTTCAATAGCTTGTTGCTTGATACGGTAATATGTTCTTTGGCTCCATCCTAAACGATGACAAATAATATCATCTGGTGGACAATTCAGATCAAAATATTTTTCTTCTATCAAGAACCGCTCGTCAAGATTCAGCACTTCTAATGCCTTTTCGATCCGCTCTAATAATATTTTCTTTTCTGCCCGTCTTGTCGCATATGATTGTGTGCTATTGGATAGATCCCCTCCTTGCACCCTCTCTAACTCATACATTGGGATGCAGGAGGGGTATTCTTTTTCAAGCTGTTCCACCGCAACCTTGAGTAGTGGATACTGTCTAAGCAATCTCTCGACTTTTCTCCTATAGTCTGGCTTCCGATATTTTTTCCGTCCCATTCTCCTGCACCCCTTTTATACTTAGTTAATCTTATTTGTGGTAGTGATCCAATTGATCAACCGGTGACAAGCTATGTTTGAATAGTGATTGTGATCGATTGCTTGTCCACTCCCCAGGCGGGGTCTCTTTCAATTGCTTGAATATGTTGTAGAACTGTGCATCCATATAATCGATCATATGTAGTGCCATCGCTTCGGGGATCCGTGGTTCAATCGGGGATCCCCATTCTAGCTTGCCGTGGTGGGATAGAACCAAGTGTTTGAGCAAATCAACTTCTTCTTTCCCTTTGTGCCCCGTTTTCTCTGCGAATCTATCAATCAATGCAGTTCCAATATCCATATGTCCCAGCAATCGTCCCTTAGTGGAATATCCGCCTTCTTTGATATCGTTTATTTCTACCACCTTTCCTAGATCATGGAATAATGCCCCGGCCAATAGCAGATCCAGTGATAGAAAGTGATAATGAGCTTGTAGTGCAACCGCAGCTCCCATCATGGAAACAATATGACTAAGCAATCCATGATATGTTTCGTGGTGGTTCCTTATGGCTGCTGGTCTTGTGATTAGCAACTGATATAACTCCTTGTTAGTAATTACTGCTTGGCATAGATCTTTGAGGACGGGATTTTTAATCATGCCCAGGTACTGCTTTAATCGGTTCTCCATCTCCTCAAGTGCGATACCTGGTGTTGCATAAATCTCGCTCGGATCCACTTCGCCCTCTTCTATCACTTCAATCTGTTCGGTTTTTATCTGGATCATACCCTGATAACTCTCTACAGTACCGGTTATTTTTACAAAACAGCCGGTTGTTGGATGCTTGGACAGAGTAGACTTGATAGATTCCCAGTCCCAGATCTTTACGCCACATTCAAGCAACCTATTTTTCACATTAAGAGATAAGTATAACTTCCCGTATTTTGTTTTCAGCTCCTGACAATCTACCACCAAAAAGCAGTGATTCACATGATCGCCGACTTTTAACACGCTGATTTCTCCTTTTCTTTATTTTCATAGCTCCAACCATCCTGTTTCACACACCGAGGGAGCATACAATGTTTCTTTCCCATCCGCCAGACACATCCACCGCATGGATGCTTTGGCAGTGATGGCGGATCCGGATCAAGCTTTATATTCTTTTCCCACCATTCCTTAGTCCACCACAACTTAGGCAGCCTCCCCTTTGAAAAATCATCTATTTTATGTTTCAATTTGGTTAGGCCTGTATTGAGCTGTGACAGAGTGGATGTTCGCTCCACCCTGTCTTTTTCATTTGCTCAACGGTGATCGTCTCTTCAATCTTTCCGCCTCCTTCCCCAAATTCCACCCGGCCGATCTTTGATCCAACCTTTATAGAGCGCATGCTCCCAGAGAAAGATGACATCATCCGGATTGCGATCCTCCCACGACCGCGCAATATCTAGAAGAGAAAGCCCCTGTTCCCACATATGGATAAACTCCCGGACATCTCTACCGTGCCATTTGAACTCAATCGGCACGTCCTCGCAAGCAATAATAATTTCATCGTCGCTCGGTAGCGGCCCAATCCCTGGTTTCGACTTCGGCTCTGTTTCTTTCCAGATGATCACGGGTTGTGTTTTTTTAATAGCTCCCATTTATTCCGCCTCCCCTGTCAGTCGATAGTCCGGACCTTCTACCCGATAGATCCGACCTTTTGACATTCCAAGCAATCGAGAAGTAGCCGCGGGTCCAATCCGATCAGACAAGGTTTCAGCATCTTCGTTTGAACTGTAGATGATCGGGCGTTGCGCTCTGTATCGTTCGTTGATAATCTGGAAATACATCGATTGCTTTGCTTCTGTCGGGTTTGCTTTCCCAATGTCATCCCAAACCAATACGGGGACGGTGATCAGCTGATGGATCCGTTCATTAAAAGTTTGCTGATTATCTGACCGGCGAAGGTTCATGAGCTCGTCCATAAGTGCTACATCGGCTACAATCAGAACCTGCTCACCTTTGCGGAGCAATTCTTTTGCAATTGCCACTTGCAAGTGAGTTTTGCCCAGGCCATAGTTGTTGTGTTTCCTCTTCATGATTGCTCTCTGGTCTTTTGGCATCTCCTTCATCCTTTGCTCACCGAAAATGGCGATAAATCCCAGGCTATTGGCTGATGTTCCTTTGATTTGGTCAAACTCTTCAACATACTTCTTAGCGGCATTTAGCAAAATTTCATGTGCTTCACAACGGATCTTGTAGTCCTGGAATGTAGCTTGCTTGAACTCATCCGGGATCATGGCGCTCTTAAAACGTCTCATCAAGCGTTTCATCTCCAAACAACTGCATTCTGCTGCAAGTCCACCACCTTCCCAGGACTTGATAATGTAACCTGTATCCTTGCACTTATCGCACTTATATTTAGTTTGCGAAGAGTCCAGGGAATTGGTCATAGTAGCCATTGCCGATTTCTGTTTCTGTTTGAGTATCTGGATCCGTTTCTTGATTTCCGCCATCAAAGGTGACATTGTTTGCACTGCCATCTTTGAATCTCTCCCTCTCTTGATGATTTTTATTCTTTAAGATGATAAGTTCTCTATTCGCTTGATGCTCTTTGGTATTTCGCATAATCCCCAGGGTATATTCTTCTCGCTTATCATCATGCTTCAGTACATGCACCCACATGGCATAAGTGACAACTGATGGCCTGAACTTTTGCCATTTCTCCCAAAGATTAAGCAGGATATTTTTAGATATCCGAGCTGTTTTTCTAGTAAGCCTTAAACAGTCAATGTATTTGATTATCAGTTTGTTTGGAACACCATTTAAAGGGTTGGAAGCCTGTTGGCTTTCAACAAAAGATTGGACATCTTCTGTAGAACAGAGATTTTCCTTTGATCGGCTTCGTTTTTTCGGGGGTTTAGTTTTTTCTTTTTCTTCTTCTTTTTCTTCTTCTTTTTCTTCTTCTTTTTCTTTTTCTTCCCTATAGTCTTTAGATAGGGTATCGATACTGTATCCGTACCGTTCGCATAGCTTATAGAACTCTTTCACGAAATCTTGGTTCTTGACGTTTTTCAGTTCCTTAAGGATACAGGATTTAACCTTTGGACTATTGATTTTGTTGTATTTGATCCAGTTTTTGATCATGATCTCTTTTGTAGAATCGTCGTAATAGATCTTTCCGTACTGTATAAACCGTTGAAGCAGCTTCTCAACAGTTTCTCGGTTATAACCCGTTTCCGTTTCGATGATCCGGAGTGGCAACTCATAAATACCGCATTGGCTTGTTTTGCTATTGGTCATAAGGTAGAGATAAAAATACTTTTCTTCCGGCGTAAGGTCTAATACAAATGCATCCTGCCAAAAATCAACATGTATTTGTCTGAATACTGCCATTCATTCCACTCCCCTTAGAAGGGCGACGCGCGGCCGCCCATTCTATTTCTCTTTCGGATGAAAAGCTACAAACACTTTCATGACCTTTTGATCCACCTGCTCGCGCTTCACTTGAATGAATCCCAAGGTACATTCCAGGCAAGACAGGGGCTCCTGATTCATATAGTCTTGAAGCATATAGGGATTTCGAAGATAGCTAATTTTATTTCCGCATTTGGGACAGTAATTTGGAGCAAATTTTAAGTCGAAGTAAACTCCCATTACTGTCCCCCCTCGATCGGCGAGGCGATCAGCTCGCCCTCGTAAACTAAACCAAAGCCATCCAACATGTATACCCGAACTGTGCCCCACACAAAGGTATCCACCACGTTGTAAATACGCCCCTTGATTTCTACCTGATCCCCTTTGTTTAACCGTAGGGCTTTTTTCTTATCTACGAAGGTAGGTGACAGAATCAGACGCGCTTTATACCGCGCCATTGTCGTCACCTCCCTCCAAATAATTGATCTCTTTCTTGAGTTGAGAGATATTCTTAAAGAGTTCAACAATATCCGGATTGTCTATCAATTGCCCGTTGAGCCAGACATTTTTCCCGTCAAACTTCCATTGATCGTTCCTGGCGGGTTGACGACCAATCAAAAGGTATACAGAATACCACGTTGCCTTCAGTTGTGTGCGCAATAATTCCAACATTGCTTTTTCTTGCTCATTGTTATACAATTTTCTCATCTCCTTTTGGGGATTGTTGCTGGGCGGAAACCTTTGGCCAGGAACGCCCAGCAACGAATTGATTTAGCAATGATCTTTCAGTTCATTAATCTCAAACTCAACCATCTCTACCAATTGAAGAACTGCTTGCTTCAAGTCCTCAGCAGGATAATCACTGTTGAGGACTTGTTTTATTTGCATTAGGTAGTGCTCCGGCTGATACAATCGTTCATCCGCGGTTGGCTGGTACCGGGAAAGATACTTAGGATTGACTGCCATTTTTAGACAACCTCCGGATACCCCTCTTCATCCCATGGGAATGAAAGATTCTGGGTGTTATTTATTTCTTCTAACAGCTTTTCTTTTGGCTTCTGTTGTAACAAGGTAATAAAATCGCTGGCTTCCTGCTTGGTTAGTTCAGTTGAACTCTGTTTTCCAGTGAAGAAAGTCAATATTAAGCGGTATTCTTCATCAGGCCATTTTTCCGTGAGTTGTTTGATTTTCCCTATTTGCGGTTTTGTTGCCATGCCTTTCAGTGGTTTATATGGTGTTTGTTGTTGCGGTTGTGGTGCGGATCGATACTGAGTTTGTTGTGCCTGTGCCTGCTGTTGTTTCTGCTGTGGTGGTTGGTTGCGTTGTTGGGGCTGTTGTGTTTGCTGTTGATTACTTGGCGGTTGTTGTTGTGGTTGTTTCTTGTTGGTAAATTCATTATCTTGGGCTATGTTTGCATCATCATCTTCTTCGGCTGCTATCCCCAACGCCAGGCAAAGAGAATAACGTCGGGCATATGTGAGTATTGATCCAACTCCTTGTGGTTTAGTTGAAACTGCCCCAAAGGTCACTGGTTCACTGAAAATAAACTCTCCTGACTCATGGTAAAGCTCAGTATAAACCCCTATGATATTCCCATTTGAATCTTGGACTGGTTCCTGGCGAAAGCACAGGCCGCATTCTTTTAAAATAGGCTTAATCGTTTCAACGATTTCGGCCAGATCAGCATAGCTGTAACTATATGATGTTCCTTTCTCCGTTTGAACCTCGACTTTCTTGTTCTTTTTTATTGGTGGTAGATTGGCCTGAAACTTACACAATGCCGCTGCTAAGTTGGCGATACTTTCGCTTCTTTTCATTACTCGCTCACCTCGATCTTGAGCTTTTCACCTTGCTCTTCAACTGTGACACCATTGATCACTTCGCCTGTCTCCGGATCGATCACGCGACCATCAATCACCTTGAACTGCTTTTTGATTGCTTGCTTGTCGATTTCTTCTTTGATTCGTATCAGATCATTTCGCCCGTTCTCTTTCAGCTGATTCAGTAGTACCTTCTCGTCATAGTGCCATTTTGCTGGTTGCTTGCGGAATCCGAAGCGACCGTTTGGAAGCTTCATACTCTTGAACTTTGAATCTTTCTGACGTAGCCGTTCCGCATATTCCGCTAAATGATCCTCAAAAAATTGGATCTGACTGTCTAAATCGCCGTTGACATGCTCCAACCAGGCATTTATTTTCGCAATCTCCGCTTCCGCTAGAGCAATGTTTTCCTGCTTCTTCTTTTGCAAGTGTTTCAGCTTCCGGAGAACCCAATTGGCTTTTTCATCACTATCAACCACAAAACGCTCATTGACTTGCTCTTGCTGCTCCAGGAATTCTTCCAAGCTGATTTGTTTAGCCATTATACGCTCACCCCGTAGATGAAATATGAAGTTCTCTGTACCCTGGACATTGAATGATCACGATCAAAACGGTACTGATCGTCATAGTGCCACTTGACTGGCTTGATTGGTGAGATTCCAATCTCGCCCCCGAAAAATTGGGATCCAAGATGATCCTGGTCAACTACCCCAAACTTGACAGGATCCAGGGACGGGGACTGAGTAGCCCCCTGCTTGTCCCCTTTCACTTGCTCCGACTCCGTTGCCTGAACCTCTTCGACTGCTTTGCCTTTCAAGAGAGCCCGCAACACTTGCAAGCCTTGCTCTATTTGCTCCACCGGCATTTCTTGCACCAGGCTGGATTGTTCCACTTTGATTTCCTCCTTAATGTTTGGTAGAATGAATCCGATAAGTTTTTTAAGCTTGTTGCTCACCAGTTGCCAGCTGGTGGGCTTCTTCTATTTGTTCAAACCATTCCAGTAGCCCCATCAGCGTCATGAATCCGATCAACTGTCCGTCTCGGTAGACCCGAAATTTTAGGGTCCCACGATCCACAAAGCCAACTATTCGGATACCTTTCACGCTATCACCCCCTTTCAAGTGGATATTTTTGTTCCATCGGAGATCAAGAATGGGTTGTAATTCACTTAGATCACATCCTTTTTAAGGTATTTGTTAATCAACAAAGTCCGAATCGTGTCTTCAATCGCTTTCAATCGTTTTTGACGCTCTTCTTCCGAGATTTCAGGTGGAATGATCTTCACCGTAGTGTTGCCGAGCTTGTATGTCTTAGGTGTCATCCTGGTTGCTCCTCCCTAATTGTGAAACTTTGATTAATTAGAAATATTGGCTCTTTACAAATCGGTACTTCTTTGGTAGATAAGAATTGTTATCATTTAAATTGCTCATCTTTTAAGAACTCTTTAAATCGCTGATATAGATCGTTGACGCTACTTAAAAATTGTTCATCCCAGTTCGTCCACATTTGTGGGTGCTTGCCACGTTCGTAAAGTAAGTCGTCTATACTGAACTCTAGGACTGCAACCAAATCTTCGAGTTCTTTCTTTGAAAGAGAAACATTCACTGTTTTACTCATCATTAGATCGACCTCTTTTCTCGGTTTCTTCCTGCATGAGTTCAGACAATCGCTTAAGACCCTTCTCGTTGTATCGGAAGGACTCTACTTGTTTTGCGTTGTGCTTCGCTTTATCCAATACATAGTAGCCATATTCTGGCGTTTTCAGATTGTACTTGTTAGCTAACCGACCTACATAATTTGCGGACTTTCCGAACATCGCACCAATTTCACCAGCTGTATAAGTTTTTTCAACCTTTGGTAAAGGAAGCAGATCCTGACCAGTGAGCTCTTTCGCCGCCTGGGCTGCAAGCAATTGGTGCGACTCGGTCGATAGATTCGGAAACTTCTCACTGATTCTTAGAAGAAACTCCGACTTGGCCAATTTCAGTTTTTCTTGCTCCAGCTCCAGCTGTTTAGCTTGGAGATCAGCTGCTAGATCTTTAGCTCTGAAATAAACATTCACTAGTTGCCGCTGCACTTCCCAGGCTAGGTCATCCGTAAAAGACTTGACTAGCATCAAGTAACCTGACTCAGTAAGAAGAACTAAACCATTCGGTGCTACAATCCCAAACTCAGTTTTTGCTTCGTCCGAATTTCGGACGAAGTAATCTTCGCCTTCAATAAAGCGTTTTTTATTATCATTGAAACGCTTCCTAGCAGTTCCTTCTGGGCGTTGGTGCAGAGCATCAATATCCTTAAATGTGACTACTCTTTTTCCACGAAACTCTTTAACAATCAGCTCATGCTGTCGGTCTGACACGTTCAGATGAACAATTCGGGTCATCTACTTACCTCCAAAGCGAATTTAGTTTTGATACAAATTGTATCATCATCTACATAAAAAAGATCTGGGAATAGTTCACGATCACTTATACCATATAACAGTTCAAACTTAAGCATGGTTTTCCGGCCAGGATTAGCAGTTCCTTTTTCAATCTTTCTCACGAAAACTTCTGATATGCCAAGAATTTCAGCAACTTGCTTTTGAGTAAGACCTTTTTTAACTCTCTCTCGTACTAATCGCTTCCTAATCACTTGACCACCTCCTCGATACATTTTGTATCACTAATTAAATAATAAGCGATAAAAAATTTATCGTCAATAGTTTTTTGATACATTTTTTATCACGTATTTTAACTGATAAATTTTGTATCTATAATTACTAATAAGTACAAACGAGAACAAATAAGTGCAAATAAGGTGTGAGTTAAATATGCTAGGTCAAAGATTAAAGATGCTTCGAGGAAAAAGAACTCAAGATGAAATTGCTCATAAACTAGGTATATCTAGAGCTAGATATTCTCATTATGAGAATGGAAGAAGTGAACCAGATGCCGAGATGCTACAAAAATTAGCAGATCTATACAATGTAACCACAGACTACTTGCTCGGACGTACAGACGATCCAACACCAAAAGAAAATAAATCAGGTAAAACTGGTATTAACCTAAAAGAAATACTTCAAAATCCAGACAAAGAAAAACCCCATATAGATGGGGTTCCGATCACAGAAGAGCAAGCAGAATTTCTCATAGATTATTTAGAGTTAATCAAACAACGTATCCTAAAGGGAGAAAAGGCAAATAATAATTAATGCAAGTTAGTTAATACAATCTATCTCTTACTTTTTCTTGTACTATATGTAGTTCATAAGAAGTAGTATATTCTGTTTTTGATAGTTCATTGCTAAGTACTGACCAATTCAATGTTGCTTCCAAACCAAGAAGGTTTTCAATGTCAAACATCAATTCCCTAAGATAATCTATTTTGTTATTCTTTTCACAACCTTCACTTTCCGACTCTAAAACACCATCCATAACATCGGATGGTTTTTCTCTTTTATCCAGGTGAGAATCATTTATCCTCTGAATCATTGATCCTCTCTTATCAAAATTAGCCTTTTTTATAGACTTTGATAAATTCATCTTCTCACCTCTTCGATGTTATTTTATCACAATCAACCCGGACACAAACAAATATTCCTAATCAAATTTTACTCTCTTTATGTAAACAATTGGTAAAACAGAATATTCTTTATGTGTGTAATAACTAACTATAAGATAAACTTTTTTTCATAGATTGGCAAATTTTGCGTTTTTGGCGAAATTCTCACGGATTCTGTGGGAATATGCACAAAAAATATACTTACATAATCCTCTTTTGGTAAAATTCCCATGATTTTATGAGAATTACGCAAAGTTCACAATTTGCACCACTAGCGAATTTAAGATATTTTTTTTCATAAAGGGGATGGCGCAAAGATGTTGGAGCTTAAAAAAAACATCACCAAGTTTGGGGACATATTGAGAAAGTATAGAAAGAAGCGAGGATACAGAAGTAATGAGTTAGTAGATAAAGGGTTATCTCGAAGTGCTATTAGCCGGATTGAAAGAGGCGATCCGAGTGTTTCGCCAAAAAAAATCGAGCGCTATCTTTCCAAACTTGGTTTAACCATCGAAGACATAAAAAACCTCAAATCTGAGGTGGAGGTGAGGCAGGAGGAAATAAAACTTGAGCTCTTTTCAATCAACAGTTCGATTGACCACGCCGGACCAAACCAGACGTTAAGAGAAATCAGAAGATTAGATTTAAGCGATTACTCCAAAAAAGCGCTCGCAGAAATATCATATTATAAGGGAAAATGCTACTTTTTAAAGAAAAATTACCCCAAAGCAGTAAAGCACTTACTTCAAGCAATAGAGGAAAGCGAAGAAGATCAACATTTGCATTTGCTTAGAGCCATGTCATACTGTTACCTGGGGATGATCCATTACTATCAAGACGATCTGAAATCTGCTCTTGAGTATAATGAGCAAGGGTTAGATGCTATTGGTGACAGCGATGATGAAAGCAAAGAATTAAAGTTTATGCTAATCGCTAACAAAGCGATTTATCTTGAAAAGCTCGAGAAAAATGATGAGGCGTTATCTTTACTACAATATTTATGGCGGAATAAAGGAGAAATTGAAACCTTAAAAACAAGGCTACATATCTACGAGCTTAAAAGCAAAATTTACTTAAAGTTTAAGGAATATAAAAAGGCCGAAAATTACGCAAAAGCAGGAATCAAGATTGCACAGTTAAATAAAGAACACAGCCGGGCGTTCGATCTGTGGTCGATTCTGGGCAATATCTATTTTGAGATGGAAAAACTAAATTTCGCAGAGCGCTGTTTTTTGACTGCTTTGCAAATGGAAGGAAATGTACAACCGAAAAGCCTGCTTATAAACACTTACACCCAACTGGGCAAGTTGTACATGCAGCTGAAAAAGTACTCTTTGTCTAGAGAAGCATTAAACAAAGCAATAGAGCTGGGGAAAGGATCCAAAAATAATCTGGACATAATGAAAACGCTCATGACTTTGGGAAAACTCGAAATGCAAACAAATAATAAATTTAAAGCAATCGAATACCTAGAAGATTCACTTTTAATTGCCGAACAACATGAAGAGTTAATAGAAACTCAAAGGGAAATAGTTCATTTACTCGCAAAATGTTGCTACAAAAATGAACAGAAAAAATTTGTCATGTATATGGAAAAGAGAATCAAATTAGATGAAATACTGTCAAAAATGAAAGAGGAGGAAATACAATCATGTTTAAAAAATGCGTATCGTTTGTCTTGATTTTATTTTTCATGACGGGAATCTTTGCGAATAACACATCTACCGTTGATCCTGATACTCCTGTTACTTACAGCGATCCCATCGGTCCATAAAGAGTATGTCATAAGGTCTTAAACCGGTAAGGAAAAAAGCCGAGATCCCAAACTGAATATGGGAAGATCGGCTTTTAATTTTTTCCAAAGGATTAAACCAAAATATATTCAAGTTTGTTGGTTATTTTTACATGACATCTTATGAACGACTATCTTGATTGACAACAGGTTATTTGTTTATTTTTAAGCGTTTTTAAATACGAGATGTCATTTCGCCATATCTGACGTTTTGGGAAGCTTAGTGATAGAATTAAAAAGCGTTTTCAAGATGCCATTCTTTAAGCAGCTTGCTTGGTATCTTTCATGTCTGTTAATTAAAACACCTGATCATTGAGACCAGGTGTTTTTAACCTTATGAAGCAAACAAGAACTCCTTGAAAACTGGAATCCGAATCAACCCATTTGAAGTGAGTCCCCTCGATTTCACCCGACATCGAATCTTAGGTCTGACATACACAAACCGCTCATCTTCCTTCACCTTTGCCTGATTCATAATCGGAAACAGGGCTTTTCTGACATTTCGAGGTGGTGGAAACTCAATCAGTCCTGCTGGTCTCCCATCCTCGAATCCAATCAGTAGACCAAATTCTCCTTTTCGATAGCCTGTAATGACCACATCATAGTGCTGATAATTGATGACCTTTTGCCAGTTCCATGAGCGTTTACCTACTTCATAGATGGAATCCTTTTTCTTGAGTACGATACCTTCTAATCCCTGCTGCTGAACCAGGTTAAAAAGTTGTTTCCCGTTCCCTTCGATATAAGGAACTCTTGTGATAACCTCGTTATCTTCTATTACTTCATCTAGAATCGCTTTTCTTTCAATTAAGGGTAACTTGGTAAGGTCCTTCCCTTCATAGCGAAGGATATCGAAGACACAGTATTGTACTGGAAGAGTCACTTGAAACGATTGGATCTTTCGTTCATTTGTGGTCTGGAATCGTTTTATGATGGATTCAAAATCAGGATGGCCATGTTTATTCGTCACGATTAACTCCCCGTCCAAGATCGAGTCTGATGGCAAATGAACGGATTGAAGCTCAGGAAATTGCTTGGTACAGAGGGTCTCATGTCGTGTGTAAGCGTGGATCCCATCTACAGTCGATAAAATCAACCGGATTCCATCGTATTTCATTTCAGATATATATTCAGCGTTATGAAACGCTTTGTCGCTTTTTTGAAGTAACATAGGAGTTATAAACATCTACATCACCTATCTATCATTCTATCATTGTTGAGTTAGAACTTCGGTGGCAGATGTTTCCTAGAAGACCCCTATAAAATCAAAAAGCCACCTGACCTTTGAAACCTGAGCAAGTAGCCAAAATTGTTTTTGAGTTTGGCTTGTCTTTGGATGATTGTTACACAGCCTTAATGCAGGCCGATAGAGAGATTCAAGCGAAAAAGGCATTAGGGGAAGGGATCGCCAGCCAGCCGTAAATCATTCGAAAAATCACTTGCAAAAAATTAAAAAATAAACCGCCCGGCCGTGCCGTGGCTCTGGCGCGAGGGATCGAGCAGAAGAACGTGCAACGGCCGGCTACGGTTGAAAGGAGAATTAAATGTTATTTGGTAAAAATAAAAATCAGTTTGATTGGAATACTTATTGCCATTTAGGTCAGCAGGACTAGTGGGGTCCCGCCGTTTTTTCGCGGATTTACCACGCTAAGCTCCCCTCCCACAAGTGCGCCGCATCACGCGGTGTTAGTTAAAACTCCCTTATCTTTTTCTCACTGAGCTGGGGGATTTAACGTTTAGCCTACTAAAAAAGCGCCCGGTTTTATAGGGCGCTGTATCCAGTAAGTTCAACTGATTCTTTAGTGTAGAGGTGGCGTGAATTCACGAGGCTGACCTAGTGCACGAAATTGCTGAATAGGATTTACTGCCTGAGATTGAACAGTAGGATTCGATTCTTGAGGCTGACCTAGTGCACGAAATTGCTGAATAGGATTTACTGCCTGAGGTTGACCAGTATGATTCGATTCTTGAGGCTGACCCAGTGCACGAAATTGCTGAATAGGATTTACTGCCTGAGGTTGACCAGTAGATGCCTGAGGCTGACCCAGTGCACGAAATTGCTGAATAGGATTTACTGCCTGAGGTTGACCAGTAGATGCCTGAGGCTGACCCAGTGCACGAAATTGCTGAATAGGATTTACTGCCTGAGGTTGACCAGTATGATTCGATTCTTGAGACTGACCCAGTGCACGAAATTGCTGAATAGGATTTACTGCCTGAGGTTGACCAGTATGATTCGATTCTTGAGACTGACCCAGTGCACGAAATTGCTGAATAGGATTTACTGCCTGAGGTTGACCAGTATGATTCGATTCTTGAGACTGACCCAGTGCACGAAATTGCTGAATAGGATTTACTGCCTGAGGTTGACCAGTATGATTCGATTCTTGAGGCTGACCCAGTGCACGAAATTGCTGAATAGAATTTGCTGCCTGAGGTTGACCAGTATGATTCGATTCTTGAGGCTGACCCAGTGCACGAAATTGCTGAATAGAATTTGCTGCCTGAGGTTGACCAGTATGATTCGATTCTTGAGGCTGACCCAGTGCACGAAATTGCTGAATAGAATTTGCTGCCTGAGGTTGACCAGTATGATTCGATTCTTGAGGCTGACCCAGTGCACGAAATTGCTGAATAGAATTTGCTGCCTGAGGTTGACCAGTATGATTCGATTCTTGAGGCTGACCCAGTGCACGAAATTGCTGAATAGGATTTACTGCCTGAGGTTGACCAGTATGATTCGATTCTTGAGGCTGACCCAGTGCACGAAATTGCTGAATAGGATTTGCTGCCTGAGGTTGACCAGTAGATGCCTGAGGCTGTGCTGTAGGTTGTGATATAGGCCGATTTTTCTTGAAGTATTGAGCCATTGAGATAAATCTTTGCTCATCTTCTGTTAATCCACATGTTCCACAATGAATATGGCGTGTGCTCCCATTGTATGGCATATGGAGTGGTTCAAGTTCATCTTCCTTATACTGCTGAACGATTTCTCCACTCTGTGGGTCCAATTTTACATAAACGGGAGTTTGGTCAATAATTGCAAAACGAGTCCGGTTAGTTTGACATGACGGGCATAAATATGGATGGCTCATAAATTTCTTCACCCTTCCTTTCTTTTTAATTAACATCCCTTAAAACTGTAACTTTATTCAAAATTGGTATTGCTAAAGGCAACCACATCTTCCAAAAAGCCCCTATGGAACATTGGAAAATCTCTTGCAATAAAAACCAAACTAAAAACCCATCACCTGTTCAAAATTGAAAAAGGTGATTGGATGGTCGTCAAAGAAAAAGCCGAGATTCCCAAACTGAACTGACTGGGAAGATCGGCTTTTTTCATGCAAACAAAAAAGCCCTGTTTCCAGGACTGCTTTCGTTACTAAGGAGCTGGTTTCTCATCTTGAGAATCATCTTTCTTTGTTTTCCCAACCTGATCTAAGAGCATCCAGATGACTCGAGCGACTTCTTCCAACCGTTTTTCCCGTTCCTCATCTGAGATCCTCGGCGCAACTATATGAACAATTGATCCCCCTATACGATAAGTTTTATCATATTGAACATGCTCCCGTCTCTCCTGCATGATATCACCTCATTAAATCCTATGCAGGAATCATTAGCGGACAAGCATATTATTTTAGAGAAGGAGGGATCATTTATGGAAAGAGTAGCTATGTATTTGCGTAAAAGCCGTGCTGATCTGGAAGCCGAGGCACGCGGGGAAGGTGAAACACTTACCAAACATAAAAAGATGTTACTGGAAGTAGCCAAACAACAAAAATTGAATATTGTGAAGATCTATGAAGAAATTGCATCCGGTGAAAGCTTGATACATAGACCTGAAATGATGAAGCTACTGAAGGAAGTGGAAATTGGCCTATATGATGCCGTTCTCGTTATGGATATGGATCGGCTTGGACGCGGAAATATGCAGGAACAAGGGCTGATCCTTGAAACCTTTAAGAGATCCCGGACGAAGATTATCACACCACGAAAAGTGTACGACCTGGAAGATGAGTTTGATGAAGAATATAGTGAATTTGAGGCCTTCATGGCCAGGAAGGAATACAAAATAATCAATCGACGGCTACAAAGAGGTAGAATTAGATCTATTGAGGAAGGAAACTATATTGGCACTCGCCCTCCATATGGCTATCAAATTGCCGAAGATAAAAATGGACGTTTCCTAATCCCCCATCCGGATCAAGCGCCGGTAGTAAGGATGATTTTCGAATGGTATACTCATGATGATCCTGATCAAAGACTTGGAACCAACAAGATCGCACATAAACTTAATGAATTGGGGATCCGTACATATACAGGCAAGCGCTGGAATGATATGTTAGTGCTCAATATCATAAAAAATGAAGTCTATACAGGTAGAATTCAGTGGAGAAAAAAAGTATATAAAAAGCCAACAGATTTATCAAAAAAGCGAGAAACAGAGACCCGTCCACGATCAGAATGGATTGATGTAGAGGGAAAACACGAAGCTATTATCTCTGAACAGTTGTTTCAAAAAGCCCAGGAAATACTAAAGACCAGATACCACGTCCCCTACTATCACGAGCGCGGGATTAGAAATCCGTTGGCCGGTTTGATCCGATGCGATATGTGCGGCGGAACCATGATCTATCGACCTTACGGGAGACAAAAACCACATTTAATTTGTTACAATGCATATTGCTCGAATAAAAGTTCACGATTCGAATATATAGAAGCACGCTTGCTCGAATCATTGCGGGATTGGTTGGATCAGTACAAGATGCAATTCGACATTGCAGACACACCGCCCCAAAATAACTTCAAAATAGAATTGTTAGAGGTCACAATTAAAAATCACCAACAAGAATTGAAAAATCTCGAATCACAAAAATTGAGATTGCATGATTTGCTTGAACGAGGTATTTATGATGAAGAAACTTTCCTGGAGCGCTCCAAACATATCGCAAACCGAATGACCGAGCTTCGCGAAAAAATCGAACAAGCTCTCCAAGATCTAGAAAAAGAAAGATTAAAAGAGCAAGCACAAGTCAACATCATTCCCAGAGTGGAGCATGTTCTGGATCTCTATCCAAAGCTCGACGATCCCAAACAAAAAAATGCCTTGCTAAAAAGCATTTTGGATCACTGTACATATAGAAAAGAAAAGCACCAACGTAACGATGAATTTACACTTGTCATCCACCCTAAACTGTGAACTACATCGCCATTGAAATGGCGAGCTTCTCGTTTCATCTGGCGCAGTAACCTGCACCCATCCACGAAGGCATGTTCCATGCCTGAGATATTAAGCAAGTGCTTTTTTCAAGATGTTCCTTGCGGCGTTTACGTCTCTGTCTGCTATATAGCCGCAAGGACATTTATGGGTTCTTTCATTTAGAGTCTTTTTCACTATTTGGCCACATTCAGAACACGCTTGCGATGTGTTGTGGGGATCAACCAATACCACTTTCTTACCAGCGTACTCTGCTTTGTAAGTAGTGAATTGGATAAGCATCCTCCAACCAGCATCCGCAATGCTTTTTGCTAGGTGATGGTTTTTTACCATTCCTTTGATGTTCAAGTCTTCAAATGCGATTAAATCATAATGATTCACTAGATAACGGCTGATTTTATGTGCTGTATCTCTTCTTTGATTCGCTATATACTCATGACATTTCGCCAACATGGCTACAGCTTTACGCCTACGGTTTGATCCTTTTTTTCTACGTGATACCATCCGTTGAAGGTATTTTAGACGCTTTTCTGCTTTACGCAGGTATTTGGGATGTTCAAAGAATTCACCTTCTGATGTTATAGCAAGATGTTTCACGCCTAGATCAACGCCTACTTGCTTTTCTGTCGTTTGTGGTTCTGGTTCAATCTCACAAGCGAAGCAAGCATAGTATTTGCCATTCTTCCTTTTGATGGTACAGGTTTTAATCTTGCCTTCAATTTGTCTATGTAGCTTGATACGTACATTACCAATCTTTGATAGTTTCAAATATTTCCCTTCGATCTTGAAACCACCTTTAGGATAAGGTTGTGGGTAAGTAATGCTATCATATCTGTTCTTACCTTTAAAGCGAGGAAAACCAGCTTTTTCACCATTTTTTAAGCGACGGAAAAACGATTTGAATGTTTTATCAAGTCGTTGACAAACATCCTGTAGTACTTGTGCGTTTACTTGCTTAAACTCTGGAAATTCTTCTTTTACTTTCGGTAACTCTTTATTCTGTGTGTAGAAAGTCAAAGAAATATCCCGCAGTTTGTAGGCAAGCTTTCTCTGTTCCAGCATCGAATTATAGAGCCAACGGCATAGGTATAGTGTCTGTTCGATTATTTCTATCTGTTGCACTGTTGGTTCCAGCTTGAACTTGTATGTTTTTAACATTTGTTTTTCACCTCCTTGTTTTTACACTTGAATTATACAATATATTCACGTACAAAAATCTAGGGTGTTTTTTTTAACAGATAAGAACTTAAGGTTAATTCATT